TTATCTCGAACCATGATGAACTTATCTCGGACCATGATGAACTTATCTCGGACCATGATGAACGTATCTCGGACTATGATGAACGTATCTCGGACCAGGATGAACGTATCTCGGACCATGATGAACTTTTCCGCATAATAGGGAAGGTTCTAGGGCTTGGCGATTTTATGGCCGTTACCAGCCCGCTTCCAAGTTTGGAGGAATTTCAAAGAGTTCAAAGGCAAGCAGGCCCGCACCAGTTTAGCCCTGAGCCTGTAATAGAGAAGACTATTCAGAGCAACCCGCAGAACACTCCAGAGAAAAAGAACAGACGCAAGGATTTGTGCTCTCGTTTGGTTGCGATCCACGACGAATGTGGCATGACTGCAAAGGATATTCAAAAGCACGCCAAGGATAAGGGAAACAACTGGCGACGCATCAAGAAAGCTGCACAGCTAGAGATCACAGATACAAACGAGGGTCAGAGTTTACCCTACCTCGCTACGATTGCTGAATATGCGCTCCGGATACACTGTGCATTGGACTTTATGGTCTTAGACGCACGGCTCAATAATGAATTAAATCGAGAGGAATTCTACAAGTCACGGGCTAACCAGCTAATTGCAATTTGGTTTGAAATCGACAAGGCTAACCCCCGCTCACTTGCTAAGCTAAAGGAAAAGTATGCTAATCTCCCTGAATGGGATGAACGATTAGCAATTCGAGCGTCCTAGCCCTGCCCTTCTCCCTACCTTCTAGCTACGGTTAGAAGGGAACTGGCCCTGCTCCTGCAATCAAGGGGCAGGGTCTTTTTTATCTCTTGTAATCGGTTTGAGCCTGGAAGATACTGACCGCACAGAGAAGAGGAGAAAGAAAGATGATCGAATTAGTTCTAGCTTTAGATAGGCTTGAATTGTTCCCTGATTGGGGGGAGATCGAATTGGTTCTAGCCCTAGGTTTACTTGTGTTTGCGCTCTGGCTGATGTTTTCACCTAAATTCGGGGGGATTGGATAATGATTATATTCTAGATCAAGCAGATCGAATTATAGAAGAGGGAAAAGATAGGCTAGATTTAGCCGTGCAAAATAATGGTGATAAATAGCCACGTATCTGTACGGGCTTGATTACTTTGGGTCTAGGCTGTGGTCTATGACTGCTCTGGCCCCTATCCAGGGCTAAGTTTTAAACCAATTTGTTGATATAGTTCCGCCCGTGTGCCTGCGCCTATACGCGGAAGCTTCCTCTTAAAGCTCCTAATCATCCTGATAAATGCTCTGATTTAGCCGGATTTATCCAGCCCCAGTAAACCCCCGTTTTCATTAGGTTATAAAAGTTTCCACACTATATATTATGCGCATCCACGCATGGGCCACTACACCCCCTCCCATATGTATATACACAGCCCATCTTAAATTTATTTTTTTAAACCTTTTTTTGTTCTAGCTATAATAGGGCCACAGAAGAGATAAAGAACTGAGGGTAATAGGGGTCATAAAAAACCCAGCTAGCTACTACTGAGCTACCTGGGGCTGTTTTAGAACCTATTTAAATCTTAGTTAGCAGGGGGAATCTGTTCTAGCTATAGATAGATATAGATAGCTATAGTTAGAGGGTTACATTTTAAATAAAGAAGGGGGTATATATTAACCCCTGGCCGGATAGTTCTATTATACAGCTAAATAGGGGTTTTGTCAAGTAAAAAATAATCTTTTTTATAAACCTCTGTAAATAAACACCTTTTTAGAACCGTTTTTTCCTATTAATTATAGCTAATTTGTAGAATTTTTATTTAAAAAATACAAGTTTTTACTTGACAAAACTCATATATGGTGTATAATAGTATATAGAGACTACAAATGTCATAAGACTGCAACTTTATTTTTTAAAAAAGAGTTTTAGACTAAAATAGTCTCCTTTATTATATCGGGGGAAGTTTTAAAAACCAGCAATTCGTAAGACTGGTTTCCCAGGGTTTTAGCTTTTTTTAGCTAACTTCCCCCGGTTTTCTTCTTTACTAGTTATTATTAGGATTTTTAGAATGGCAAATTTAAAAGAGTTAAAAAAACAAGCTGAAAAAGTTCTAGAAGATACGCCCCAAGCTCCTGCGGAATCTACAGAACATTATGAAAAAAGATTAAAGGATAAATACCCTAGTTTAGCAGCAAAAATACAAAAATTAAGCATGGCTCAAAAAGGTGCTATGTGGAAGGATGAATATCCTTGGTCTAGATTTGGTGCTACTCCAGGTTATCCAGCTAAAGGAGGTACTCCACCTGAAGGAAGTAAAGAGTTTTTTAAGGGCGGTGGTAAAATAAAGAAAAACTATTCAAAGGGCGGTGGTGTAAGACCCACTAGTTATTAGGAGTTTTTAAAATGGCCGAGAAAAAAAATAACATAGCAAGTAAATCAAAAAAAGGAATGGCTACTAAAGCAGGTGCTATGGCTTTGGCAAGAGGCCCTCGTTACAAGGCTTATCTGAAAACTGAAGGTGAGCTTGAGAAGGCCGCTGAACATGCTAAAGCAGTTAAAGCCTCATTCAAGGGGAAACCTTATAGCGAAGGAAGAGCAAAAATTAAAAAAGCGGAAGCCGCACGAAAAGCTGCTTTAGATAAGTGGGAGGCTGCACGAAAACTTTGGAAAACGGACCCCTTCGACCCTGATCCCGACAGCTACTACCGTAGTGATCGATACTATAAAGGTGGTAAAATAAAGAAAAACTATTCAAAGGGCGGTAGTGTAAGACCTGCTAATTATTAGGAGTTTTTAAAATGGCCGATTTAAGAAAAGATCGTGAACAACTAGAATATGAACGTGCTAGAAGGGGTGCTCCTGGGCAAGCATTTCAAAGGGCTAAACCCAGTTTTAGAAGTGGAAAAACAGGTGGTACAGAAGAAAATAGGCGTCGAAAACAAGAGTTTGATAAACTTCTTGCACCACTGGGAGGGTTTGCTACAGGACTTAGTGATAAACGGCCATCCCTGACAGATTTTGATAGAGAATTTTCTAATGCTTTAGATAAAAAATTAGAAGCTGATCCTGGGCAAGTTACTGATGAGTTTCTAAGGACTATGTATTCTAATTATAGACAGAAGATAAAAGAAGGAACAGCTACGCAGGAAGGATATAATAGATTACAGAATGTTATTTTTAAATATGTTGATATAACACCTCCTTCTATGGAAGGTATGGGCCCTAAAATTACACCCAAATATTTAGGCACAAAAAAGGGTGGTAGAATTAAAAAGAGAAAAAATAGAACTAAGAAAAACTACGCAAAAGGCGGTAGTGTAAGACCTGCTAATTATTAGGAGTTTTTAAAATGGCCGATTTAAATAAAGGAGAAACTATAAGACAGGCTATTGAACGGTACAATAAACTATCTAAAGAAGAACAAAAAATAATGAATGAAAAGTTATCTAAGGCAAATACAAAAAAATGGGATAACTTTAGAGCAATTGCTAGGGGGGAAGGTTTTAAAGCTCTTCCAGAAGCACAACAAGTAGAAAAAATTGTAAAAGTTGCAGGGTCAAATAAAAATATAGATAATTTTACAAAAGCTATTAGCAAAGCTATGCGCTTTGTAGGTAGGAGGGCTTTAGGTCCAGTAGGTGTAGCGGCAGCATTATTTGATCCTTCTTCTGCTAATATAGGAGAAGATAAACTACTATATGAAACGAGAAGAAAAAAAGTACCAGGGGGTGGGCCAGATCTATCAGAACATAAACGTACTTTTACAGAATTACAGAAGTATAGGAAAAACTATTCAAAGGGCGGTGGTGTTAGATCTGCTAACTATTAATGCCTCGGAAGCTAGAGAAGCCAAATATACCCCCTGACTCTTGTAATCATATTGATAGAGTACAAGAATTAGTAGAAAATTTATCTACAGAAATAGATGATGAAATGCGTTCTGGTTACAATAAAATAATAAATGAAGAGTTAGAACTAATAAGAACGATTAATACCCAGCTAAGACAGGCTAGTAAAGTTTGGTACGATAGATACAATAGAAAAAGGGGAAAATAATTATGAGTTGTGGTGAGTGTAAATGTGAAAATTGCAAATGTGATCCTTGTAAATGTCCTAAAAATGATTAACTATGCCCTATAAACGAATTGGTCGTACTATCTACAAGAAAAATAAAAAAGGTAAATGGATTAAAGAAGCTACGGCTAAAACTATAGAAAATGCTAAAAGAATGATAAATAGATTGAGAATGATAAAGTATGCTAAAAAAAATAAGTAAACTACAACAGAAAAAAAACGATATAATTAGAACTACCGGTAGAGAAGAAATGACCAGAGTTAAAAATATACGAGATTTAGAAAATTACGAAGCGGTTGTTAAACCAAATCCTAGAGTTAAAACTTATGCAAAGGGTGGTAGTGTCAGACCTGTGAAAATTTAATGAAAGAAAAAGAATTATTTACCCTTGCAAAAACTATATACGGCGAAGCCAGGGGAGAATCTAATTTAGGTAAGCAAGCAGTTTGCCATGTTATTCTAAACAGAGTTAAAAAAGGAGGTTGGTGGGGTAATACTATAGAAAAAGTCTGTAGAAAAAGATATCAATTTTCCTGTTGGAATGAAAGCGATCCAAATAGAAAAAAGTTAGAAGATTTAACTTTAGATAACACAGATTATCTTATTTGTATTGGAATCGCTGCTAGATGTCTAGCAAATAAGCTTGAAGATAATACAAATGGATGCACACATTACCATGTAAAAAATTTACAACCTTCTTGGGCTGCACAAGAAATACCTTATTTTGAAATTGAAAACCATGTATTCTATAGAGGAATAGCTTAATGTCTTTACCAGCTAAAAGAGAATACACAGATAAGCAAACTAAATTCTTAAATTCGCTTATGAATAATGGTGGGCATGTTCTAGAAGCAATAGATGAAGCTGGTTATAAACATAGTTCTAGAGGGTGGTTAATAAGCAGTTTAAAAGATGAGATCATAGATAGAACAAGGATTATGCTAGCTTCTTCTAGTGTAAAAGCTGCTAACCGTCTTGTAGAAGGTCTAGACATGGATGGTGACATTCGTGCGAACCATATGGAAATTCGATTAAAAGCAGCTAATGAAATTCTTGACCGGGTAGGAATCGGTAAGAAACAGGATATTGCTATTCAAGCGGAAGTTATTCATGGGGTAGTTATGTTACCTGCTAAGAAACAGATGAAAGATATAACTTCTAATGGCTAAAATTTCTGATCTTGAAAAATTAATGGGACAAACTAGCGTAAAGAAAGGGTCACCAACACTAAATACACAGATACAAAAGTTTCTGCAACAACAGCCATTGAAACAAGACCCACTGAAACGACAGTCACAGGCTGCGGATAGGCGGTTGAAAAAGGGGGTTGCTGCCCTTATGCCGGGAGAATCACTGAGAGAGCTTGCCAATCGGGAAAGACAGGGGCTTTTTAGAACGACACGCGCTGGGGAT